GGGCAGGATCGCGAGGCGGTCGCTGGCCGGGTCGCGGACGATCGACAGTCCCTCGAGGCCGGGGCCCGGCGGACCCGGATCGCCGCGAAGGCTCTCGCCGGGGCGGCCGCGCCGGCCGATCACCTGGAGCTTTTGCCATTGCTCGCCGGGATCGGCGCCGGGCGGGTCGGGATTGTCGACCAGCGCGACATAGTCATGGTCGCCGTCGCGCAAGATGTCGCCCGCGATGATACCCCAGCCGCGCTGGAGATAATCGGGCGGCAGATAGGTCGCCGGCATCCGCCAGCGGCATTCATGGGCTCGGCCGTCCGACATTCGGAAAGCCGCGACAATTTCCCGGCGCCCATAATCCTCGGCCGTCTCGATCCCGGCGACCCCCGGCACGAGGCATTTCCATCCCGCCGGATCGGTGTCGGGATCGCCGCTCGTCGCCCTCACTGCCTGCCACAGCCCGAACCTATGGTGGACAATCGCGTTGTGCTCGCAAGGCTCGTCTCCCCGCACCGTGCGCGGCAGGACCAGGATCCGGTCGGTGCCGTCCTTACCGTCACGCGCTGCGGGGATCTGGGTGATGGCTTCGGCGACCTGGCGCTCGACCACGGCGCCGATCGCGGTCTCGACCTGGTTGATCGCTGCCCGGGTCTCGGCGGCCTGCTCGGCGAGCAGCTTGCCGATCGCCGCGATCAGGGGCCGGTTGAGGTCAGGCATCCTCGGGCACCTTCATCGCCTGGCGAAGCAGCGCCTCGATCATCGCGTCATCGTCCGGGTCGGCGGCGCGCATCTCGTCGCGGACGATCCGCGGCACCGTCTCGAGCACGGCGTTGCGCACCATGTCGGGCAGGTCTCCGAGATGGTCGTGCAGCGCCTCGACTCGCTGCTCGAGCGCCTTGGTCGCGGCGGCCTGCTCGGTCGCCTGGGTGTCGAGGCCGGGATCCGCTGCAGCCGGATCAACCGGCGCGGCAGGGGCGGCCGGCGCGCTCGGCACCGGCGTGGCCCCGACCTGGCTCAATGGCACAACCTGCGCCTGGAGGCGCGGCTCGGCGCCAAATCCATCGGGCACCGCCGGCAGCCCTTCCTTGGCGCGGGCCTCGTCGGGCGAATAGAGCCCGCCGGTGATCCCCTTGGTGAGCCCGTCGATGCGCTCGTTGAAGGCGGTCCGCAGCAAGGTGTCGGTGTCGAACTCGGTAAACTGATCGGCCGGCAGCCCGAAGAAACGGTCGAACGCGACCTCGAGATGCTCGACATAGAAGCCGAGCGCGGTCGACAGCCAGAAGGCGAGCAGCTGCTCGGTATTGTGGAACCTCGAGGTGGAGAGGTCGCCGATGATCGGCAGCGGCACGCCATAAGCGCGGGCGATGTCGCCGACCGTCATCCCGAACGCTTCGACCAGCTGGGCGTCCTGGCTGGTGATCCCCATCGCCTGGAATTCCATCCCCCCGCCCAGAATCGGCACCTCGCCCTGCGCGATCCCGGCCGCTCGCGCCGCCCAGGCCGCGCGCAGCTCGGTCAGCTGGTTGCCGGTCAGCGTCTCCTTGGTCGACAGGAAGCCCGAGGGTTGGCTGGCGTTGGCAAAGAAAGTCGCCTGGGTCGCCGAGATCGCGACGTTGGCCGCCTGCGCCATCGCCGCCCATCTGAGCGGGGTGATTCCGAGCAGCGGATAGCCTGGCTGGGTCCGGCAGCGGACATGGAGGACATCACGCGCCGGCACCGCGTAATCGAAGCGGCCGGCCAGCACATTCACGCCGAGCGCGTAGAAGATCGCGCCGCTATCCTCGTCGATCAGCCCCTGGGTGCCGCGGCTCGCGATCGGGTGGAGACTGTCGACCTCCTGGCGCGCATTGCGGATCGCGACCGCATAGGCGTTGCCGGTGAACAGCAGTTCGGTCACCAGGTTGAGCACGAAATCCGAGCGGGTCTGGTAGGGATTTGGGGTGCGCAGGATCCGCGACAGCGCGCTGGTCGTGATCTTCACCTGGCCGCCTTCGGGGGTCGCCTGGTAATGTGTCCCCGGCATCTGGGCGAGGGTCTGCGCATAGGCGTTGACGCAGGCGTTGACCGTCGCCGATTCGCCGCCCTGGTACGGGGTCAGCCCCTTTTGCCAGTAATTGACCGGCCAGCTTACCGGCAAGCCGCCATGCTGGGTCCAGTTGATCGGTCCTGCCGGGCCGCCGGGCGCGAACGCGCGGGTGATCATCGAGCGCAGCCGCGCGAGCAGCCCGGGTTCGGCGGCCACCGCCTAGTCGTCCTGCGAAAGGAGCGGGTCGGGATTGGGCTTGCGCGGCCGGCCGCGCTTGCCCTTGCCCTTGCCGTTACCGTTGCTGTTGCCGTCATTGGGTCCGGGCGCTTCGGTCTCTTCGGCAGGATCGGCCTCGGGGCCGCTCGCGATCTCCGGTTCGGGAAGCCCGAGTTTGCGGCGCAATCCGGGTGGCCAGGCGCGGTCGGGCGCGGCCAGCTTGCGGCTTTTGGGCGGCAGCGCGTCGCCCTTGCGGACCAGCTTGTCGGCGATATCGTCGTCGACCTGCTGGAAGCCGAGCCGCCCGCGGCACGCCTCGACCCTGCGCATCAGCCAGATCACCGTCGCCATGGCCAAGCCCTCCTTGTGTTTCGGAGCGGCGACCTGGGGTGGGCGGCCGCCGCTTCCTGCTTGCCGTCAGACGATCCCTGTCACGGCGCCTACCATGCCGGTGCGGCGCATCGCCCAGCTGACGGGCATCACGATCCTGAGCGCGGTCGACCATTGCTGGAACATCGACATCGCGGTGAACCCGGCGATCCCCGCACCGGCTGGCGTGCCGGCGACATGGATGCCGAGATCGGGGCCGACCTCGGTCGCGATGTCGAGGGTGCCGTCGGCCTTGACCGCCTGGGTCGGCGGGGTCGCGTCGGCATTCGCCATCGTCAGGGTCGCCTCGTCGCTGACCATATATTCGGGCACGCCGGCGCCGCTCGCGAAGTCGGCGCAGTCGACCGCGATCATCGTGCCGGCGGGGACATTGAGGCTGGCGACGACCGCGTAATTGCCCAGCCGCCCCTGGTCGATCTCGGGGAAGGCGCGGGTGCCGCCCAGGGTCAGCACGGTCGAGATGGTGAGCACCTGGAGCGGGTTCATGATCAGTACGACGTCGCGGCCGCCGCCGGACTGGATGATCGGCGCGACCGCGTTGTGGACGTCGTCGAGGATATCCTGCGCGGTGTTCCCCGTGCTCGCCACCGGGGTGACCCCGAGGAGCAGCCCGGCGGGACGCACCCCGACCCTGGCGGCGCTGTTCGACAGCATGCTGCGGTCGAGCATGTCGGCGGTGTCCTCGCGGACGCCGTTTCTCAGAATCGTCTCGATCTGGTCGGTGGTCGCGTTGGCGAGCTCGCGCGAGAAGGTCGTGATCCCGGCGAGCTTGGTCGGCGACAGCACGACCGCGCCGACCGAGCCCTGGATCACCGGGATGACGCCGCCCTCGCCGACCCACGCGCCGGCAAGATTGCCTCTGTTCGTGCGGAGCGGGATGCTGACCGAGCCAACCCCTTCGAAGGTGACGTTGTAGCTTGAGCCGCGCACTCTGAGCGCCGCGAACACCGAGACGTTGACGAGGTCGGCGATGAACGCCGCGACGTCCTGGCGGACGAGCTCCTTGGCCCATCCCGGGGTCGTCGTGTCGGCGATGCCAGCCGCTGACTTGGTGGTGTACTCCCACGCATCCTTAACCCGCTCGTCGTCGCGATAGCGATCGGCGATGATCTCGTTGGCGTTGCGCCGCTGGAGGTGCGAGAGCGCCGCGATCGCGGCCATCTTGCCGATGATCTCGCCCGGCACTCTGGGTGCGGCCGGCTGCGCGGGATGGCGCAGGATCATCTGGCCGCCCATCGGCTTCGCCTTGAGCGCCATCGAGGCTTCCATCTCGGTCAAGGTGTCGATCGACCTGACGACCCGCTTCTTCTCCTCGGTCAGGCCGGCGATCTGCTCCTCCTCCTCAGGCGTAAAATCGCGGTCGTTATCGGTGGTCGCGGTCGCGGTAATGGTCGCGACCTGGTCGTCGATCGCGGCGGCGCGCTGCTGCGCCTCGACGATCCGTTCTGCTATGGTTCGGTGCATGGATCCCACTCCTGTTCGGGGGTTGGTGGGAGGGGGCGTGATACCCCGCTGCAGCGCCGCGCCTCGGGCACCGACCACACCGGGGTCGGGCTTTGCCTGGGGGGCGGCGAAGATCTTGGCGTCGAGCGGATTGCCGCGGATCCCCTTGATGCGGAGAGCATCCTGGTTGGCAGGGATCGACACGACCGAGGCCTCGAGCAATTCGCTGGAGGTGTAGCGGAAACCTGAGAAGCGGCCGTCGGTCTCGATCGGAAGCCCCTTCAGGGCGCGGAAGCCGATCGACACGGCGCGGATCACGCGGAGATCGATCAGCTTGCGGATCCGGTCGATCAGCGAGCTCGTCCCCTCGGGGGCGAGCTCGAGCTTGCCGGTGAGCGCGCCGCCGGTCTTCTTCAGGCTCGACCAGGTGCCGATCGGGGAATCGGGATCGTGGTTCCACAAGGCGATCGGGTTGGTCTTGAAGCCGGCGAGGTCGATCCCGCCGATGTCGACGATATCGCCCATCCGGTCGACGCTGTCGGTGGACATGGTGAACAGGAAGGGATCGGCCGCGGTCTGCGCGGCTGCGCGGGCGACGATCGTGCCTGGCACGAATGCGGGAAGCGGCTCGGGAGGGGCTAGCGTGAGCGGGGGCATG